CACAGCCGCAATAAATGCAGCAGGTACAGGATTTAAAGTTAACGAAACAGTAACAGTAGTAGGTGCAAACTTAGGTGGTGCTACTTCAGCAAACAACGCAACTGTAACAGTTACTTCTGTTGGCTCTAGTGCTGTTACATATACTAATCCAACGCAATCTAGCTATAGTGGTTCTGGTAGTAGTGCTACATTTAATATTACTAAAACAGGTACTACATACACAGTAGCTATTAGTGCTGCAGGTTCAGGTTACGCAGCTAATGAAACAATTAAAGTAGTAGGTACACAGTTAAATGGTGCTACTACTGCTAATGATGCAACTATTACAATAACTACAGTAAATGGATCAGGTGGTATAACAGCAGCTACCATAGCAGGTACAGGTTTAGCAGAAGGACCAATAACAGGAGTTTCTATTGCTGGTACTGGTGTGAGTTTTACTGGAACTATTACTAAAGGAATGCTTGTAACTGGTACTGGTATCTCTGGAGATTTAGTAGTAAAGACAGTAACAAATCAGAATACTCTTGTATTAGATAGAGCAGCGACTATTGCTGATAACGTTGTACTTACTTTCAATACCAATATAAAAGCAGGTATGTTTGTGACAGGTACAGGTATATCTGGTACGGTTACTGTAGCATCAGTTACAAATCAAAACAGTATAACACTTTCATCTGCTCAGTCTCTATCTGACAATACCGTTCTTACTTTTGGTGACCTTGTTACTGCAGATGTAGATAAAACTGCTTACTACTATAGCACTGGTACTGATTGGATATTTACTGCTGTTAGTACAAACACAAACGGTGGTAAAGTAAATCACGCTGATTTTAATTTTGATGGTACTGATAAGATTGTTTTTGTTGATGGTACAAGTTACCCTAGTATATACAATGTTTCTAATAATACACAAACAAACCTAACAGCCGCTAGTGCAAACATTAATACAGATGTGTTAGGCGCAGAACGTGTAGTAATATTTAAGAACACAGCCTTTTATACTAAAGGGAATAAACTATTATTTACAGCACCGTCAACTGTAGATAACTTTGCGGTAGCAGATGGTGCAGGTACTATAAACCTAGCACATAATATTACAGGTATAGTTGTCTTTCGTGAACAACTAATTATTTTTACAACAGACACAGTAAGCAGATTAACAGGTAGCTCTACTGCAGACTTTAGGCTACAACCTATAACAGAAAATATAGGGTGTATAAACGGAGACACAGTTCAGGAAGTAGGTGGAGACATAATGTATCTTGCTCCTGATGGACTGAGATTACTGTCTGCTACAGATCGTATAGGTGACTTTGCTTTGGACGTTGCCTCTGATAAAATAAAAGAAGATGCTTCTAAGTTTTTAAGTGGTAATACTGCATACTGTTCTACTGTAGTTAGGGAAAAGTCTCAATATAGAGTTTTTTCTTACGTATCAAGTAGGGCTTCTTCTGCTTCCGATGGTTTGATAGCTACTAAACTATCAGCACAAGGTTCAGATGGTATTGAGTGGTCTACTACAAAAGGAATAAAAGCTAGTGTCATAGATAGTACATACAACATAACTAATGCTACAGAAACAGTAGCTTTTGCAAATAATGATAACTATGCATATTTACTAGATTCAGGTAATACTTTTGATGGCACAAACATAGAAGCTATTATGCAAACTGCATTCATGCCTATAAACGATCCGCAGATTAGAAAAACTTTTTACAAAGCTGTTTTGTTTATAGACCCAGAAGGTACTATTGACTTAGACTTTTCAGTCAGATATGACTTTGAATCTTTACTAAGAAACGATATTAGGCAACCAGATATAATAGAAATAAAAACAGCGACATCACCTTCTGTTGCAGTCTTTGGTGGTGGTGCTTTATTTAACGCATCAGGTGGCGTGGTCTTTAGCTCTAACTTAGAAAAAGTATACCCTGTAAATGTAATAGGATCAGGAGATACAATAGCTTTACGGATTTCAGATGCAACATCAAATCCATCTTTTACATTAGACACATGTGTTTTAGAATATAAACAAAACGACAGGCAATAAGGAACAGTAATATGCCAAATGGATACACTAGACAGGATACTACAGGAGCGTTAGCCAACGGCAATCCTATTGATGCCGATTTGTTTAACAACGAATACAATGCAATAGAAAGTGCAATGAACGCTTCTACAGGTCACAACCATGATGGTACAACTGGTGGTGGTGCTACCATTAATAAGATAGGCCCATCAAACGAGTTGGAAGTTGAGTCTGGTGCAGTCTTTCCAAAAGTTAATAACCTAATAGATCATGGTAAAACAGGCTTGCGTTGGAAAGATGCCTACTACGCTGGTACAGTATATGCAGAAGATATTTCTGTGACAGATGATTTAACTGTAGGGGATGACTTAACTGTAGGGGGAGACATAGACCTTGGCGCTGGTTCAGGTTGGGTAATATATCAATCAGGTACAGACTTAAAGTTTAAGTACAACGGCACTGATAGATTTAAATTAAGTTCTGCAGGTGCTTTAACTGTAGAAGATAACGTAACAGCTTATGGAAGTGCATAATGGCTTTACCTGCATCAGGAAACTCTCTATCTCTTAATCAACTTCATGTAGAAGCAGGAGGTACTAGTGGTACTGAGTGTTCCTTAAATGACGCTGATATCCGTGATATTATAGGTGTTTCTTCTGCTGGCTCACAGAATATAAACCAGTATTTTGGACAGTCTTCAGAATCAATTTCTTTCGATGAAGTAATTACTGCTAACAATATTAGTAGTGAGTCTTCTCAAACACTTTCATTTTCTGGTGGTGTTAGTGACCATGACGTTATTATAGCATATCACTATAATTCATCAGGCAGGTCTGCTTCTTATAGTAGTGTTGCTAGTTCTAGTTCTTATCCTTACTTTAGCAGTCCGGGTTTAGGCGTAGGTGTAGACAACACAAGGTATAGTCAGGTTCAGACTGCTACTGCCTCAATGTGGTTTCCACATAAAGAATTTTGGCTATTAGCTACACAGGTTATTGTTTGTGGAGCTAGTACTGCAAATAGTTTTACTTGGCATCCAAACAACAGTGAAACTCCTCAGAAATCTGCACAGCTTGTTATGATCAAATATTCAACAGAAGCTGTTCAACGAGTTGGTCTTGGTACTTATGTACAGGGTGGAAGAAACGCTTTAGGTGAATATAGTAGTAGTTTTAGTGGAACAAATGCACAGGTTGTATCTGGAACGCAGACTATACAACCCTCTGTGGGAGCAGAAAGTATGTCTAATGTTGAGGGTATAATTAGCATAGCTGCAAAAGGTGGTGACAGAATTAATACAGGTAACTTTGATATGACCTTTGGTACAACTGGAGATGTATCTGCTGTCATTGGTACTGCTACAGGCAGACCAACAACTAACTACGCAGGTAATGCAACAGGACATGGTTATGGCTTTCAATACTATGCTAAAAAAGAAGATAAGCCAGATTCAGGGGCATATTCTGCTGTAACTGTTAACACTACTCCGGGTGGCGCATCTAACTATGGTGGTGGGTTTGCTTATGCTCATCATTCTTTATTACTTTATACAGACTCAGCATGACACCTGAAGAATTAGAAGATATGCTAGATCGTGCAGCCAAGCGTGGTGCTTCAGCAGCTTTGCGTGAAGTAGGACTACATGATGACGATGCTAGAAAAGATATAAGTGAGATGCGTAGCTTACTAGAAGCATGGCGTGATACACGTAAGGGTGTGTGGTCAACTATTGTAAAAATGTCAACCGTAGCAGTAATAACATTCATTGCCGCATCATTGTGGATGCAAATAGGGAAATAAAATATGGCTCAGAAATTTGTAGGGTTTAAGCCTGAAACAATACAGAAGAAAATATTACCAGCGTTGGGCTATAATGGACCTACCGATGAAAAGTCTATTAACTTGTTCCTAGCATCTAACCCTGCAGCAGCAGCCAAGATGGGTAAGTACACTATGGCAGCTAGGCAGATGGTTGAGGGTAAGCCTATCAATGCTAACAGAGGCTTGAATGCTATTCAAAGGTTTCAGGCAGGTACTTATGGGGGTAGTCAGCAAGATGCTATTCGTGAATTTAGCAGAAGCATAGGCAGAGAAGATCCAAGACCTGCCCCTGCTCCTGCTCCAGTTTATACTGCCCCTGCTCCAGTTTATACTGCACCAGTAGCACCAGTTACTTCTGGTAATTATTCTGGACCAACTTATGATGGTCAACCTTTAGTATCTGCACCCATGCCAGCATTAACTGGTGGTACACCAATCCCATCGAATATCGGTAGTGCCATTCAGTCACCATTAGGACTAACTGCTACACCTTCACCAACGACTTCATCTACTGGCGTTATGACAGGAAGCCAGACTACTAGAGCGATACAACAAGATCCTACTAAACCTGTAACAACAGCTAGAGTTGTATCTGATGATGGTGGCTCTGCTACTTTAGTAGACCCTAGTGCAGGTAGTGCAGGACCAGCAAATCTTGCACAAGTTACAACTACAGGACCAGCTTCACAGGCTGTAGCTTCACCAATAACCCCTGCAAACTTAGTGTCTCCAGCAATGGCAACACCTGCAGTGCAAGCTGCTCTAGCATCACAAATGGCGGCACAGGGTACAGTGAGTCCTGAAGCTCAAGTAGCGGCTGCTCAAGGAGATCCCACACAATTAGCAGCCCTACAGTTACAAGCTGCACAGCAAGGTCAGGCACAAACAGTACAAGCACCTAGCGCTTTACAGGTAACACCTGATCAGTTAGTAGATGGTGCTACTGTTGACATGTCGCAAGTAGAAAGCGCCTTAGCTAAAAATCAAGCTGCATCTGTACGAGATGAACTAAGTGACTTAATGCAAGACTTTGATCTTGAGAGAACACCATCTTGGGCAGCAGGTGCTATAAGAACAGCAAATGCAACAATGGCTGCACGTGGTTTAGCATCATCTTCTATGGCAGGTATGGCTATCACACAAGCAGCTATGGAAGCAGCACTACCCATCGCACAAATAGACGCATCTAATAAACAACAAATAGCTCTAATGAATGCAGAGCAACGTGCTAAGTTTATGGGTATGGAGTTTGATCAAGAGTTTCAAACTAAAGTAAAGAATGCAGCACGTATATCTGAAATAGCTAACATCAACTTCAGTGCAGAGCAACAAGTAGCACTAGAGAATGCTCGTATGGCTCAGACCGTAGACTTAGCTAATCTGTCAAACAGACAAGCTAAAATTATGGCTGATGCCGCAGCTATGTCACAAATGGATATGACTAATCTAAATAATAGACAGCAAGCGGCTGTGCAGAATGCTCAAAATTTCTTACAGATGGACATGGCTAACCTAGATAACGAACAACAGATGACTATGTTTAAAACACAGGCAAACGTTAGTTCTATCTTGAGCGATACTGCCGCTGACAATGCAGCACAACAGTTTAATGCAACATCACAAAATCAAACTGATCAGTTCTTTGCAGAACTAGCAACAAGAGTATCTCAGTTTAATTCTGAACAGTTAAATGCAATGTCTCGCTTTAATACAGGTGAAACAAATGCACTAGCACAATTTAATGCAGCACAAGAGAATGCACGAGATCAGTTCAACGCACAAAACTATTTGATAGTACAACAAGCAAATGCTAGGTGGATACAGGCTATCACTACTGCGGCAAACGCAGCACAAAACCAAGCTAACAGAGATGCAGCTATGGTAGCTAATAATTTAACTAGAGCAGCCTATGATGAAGCTTTACAAAGAGAGCGAGATATATTAGGATGGGCTTGGAAGTCTGGGGAAAACGCAGCCGAAAGGGATAACTCTATTGCTACCGCTAGAATCTCTGCTGCTGGTGATGGTAGTGATGGTGGAAACGCCTTTGAAAAAGGACTCGGAAGCTTCGCAGCTAAACTCACAGAAGCAGCACTTACAAACATCTTCCTATAAAAGAGTAAAAAGTAATATGGCAGATTATGATTTTGAAGCATGGGCGCAATCAAGAGTAGCGTCTAGTAAGCCAAACCCTAACCAACAAGCTGCTACAAGTATGCGGTCAGTGGGAATAGGTGGACTTGGCGGTAGAACTACTACGTCTGCCGCACAAAGGATTCAAGATCAATTTAGTATGTTTCGTGATGATGACAGGGGTAGTACATACGATTTTGTACCTCAAACAGTTACGTCAGGTTTAGGCACTCCTTTATCTTTTGTAGAGAAAGAGAAGAAAGACGATAGAAACCTAGACCAAAAGATATATGATGGTATGAAAGCCTTTGGTGCTAGGTTGTTTCCTCCAAAAAAAGAGTCTACTTCTGACTACGTATTAGATGTATATGAAACCAGTCCTATGTTTAGAATACCTACTGTGCCTGAAGTTACAGAACTAGGCATAGAGAAAAGCTTTGAGCAAAAGATGCAAGAAATGTTTTCTGGGCAAGGGCAGAATGTATACACTCCTGAGATAGAAGGTACTGG